GCGTAGTGACGCTGACCGCCAAGAACAAGGGTGCACTCGCCAACCTGGCCAAGGTGTCGGTGACCGATACGGTGGGCACGACGACGGTGGTGGCGACGGCCTTTACCGGCGGCGCAACCGACCCGCTGCTCAGCCTGGTGCTGCCGAGCGTGTTCGCCGCCGGCCACAATGTGCTGATCTCGCCGTACATCGATGCGCCCAACCTGACTGCGCTGCGCACCCATCTGGACAGCGTCGGCAGCGCAATCGAGCAGCGCGGTGCGTTTGGCGTGTATGCGCATGTCGGCACGCTGGCGGCGTCGACCACGCTGGCGGCTGGGGTCAACGGCGGCCGCGTCAGCTGCGTGCTGGTGCCGAGTGCCTACAATTTCGTCTATGAAGTGGCGGCGGCGTATGGCGCGGTGTGCGCCAGCGAGGAAGACCCGGCGCGGCCGCTCAACACCCTGCCGCTGACCGGCATCATGG